TCAAAGTCCATTGTCAGCCCTCCTTATTAGGTGTATCTTCGGTTCGCCATTAATGCACCTTTCCACATATTTCCGGTGCATGATACTTTGTTCGTGCATTTCCTTAGCAGAACGCTCGATTGAACTAATAAGAGTGCCTATATCGGGGGGCAATAAGGCAATCATTTTTTTTACCTCGGACACTTCTGCTGTTATCCGATTACACTTCGTCTCTAATGTACGTAATTCTGACAATAAAACATTGTATAAATGCCTATTTATACAATGGATGCTGTTTTTTTTATTCATAAAAAAGTCGTTTGTGATTCTAAAGGAGATGTACAAACGACTGTATGAAATAATTCGCTTTAATTAAAAATTAATCGAATTACAGCATATATGTAATACCAATATTATCATGTGCTTCTTTTTCTGATCGATATTTCAACATCAGCTTGATGAACGATATTCGCATAGACAGCAGCATTAATTACGCGGGAATCAATACTCATTTTAAAGAATGTCATTAGAAAAGCAATCTCAGCATCAAAAGAAGAACGAATTTGTTCAGGAGTAGCCTTACTTCCTTTATGTTCCTCACTGCGTCTTTCCTCATTCCGTTTTTGCTCAAAAATTGCAGAATGAAGTAAATAATCAATCTTCGATATTACTTGTTCATCACTCATATTTCGGGTATCTACATTTAGCTGGTCCAATACCTGACGAACATCATCATAAAAGCCAAGAGAAACAAGAGCCTGACAAATACGAAGACTCAATAGTTTGGCACGTTCTTTCAGCATATCCTCTTTGTCCATTACCATAGCCTTCATATTTGAAGGATTAACAATACTTCTGTATTCAATGAGCAATTTAGATGCTATCTCTTTAAGCGTGCTCTCTGACACAAATTCGCGACCCGAAAGCAAACAAGCATAGTTTCCGCATGAAAGCTCAATGAAATCATTCAATGTTATCTGATTTAATCTTTCAATCATGACTATTTCAGTTTAGATAACTTATACAGTTCAAATTCACGGTTAGAAGCATCCTGACGCTGCATTTTAAGACTCTTCATCAAAAGAAAATTTGTTCTATCAACCCTTTTTTCTAATCGGGAATAATCATTGAAAACAATAGTGTCACCGGAAGAAGATGCAAAATATGTCGGTGAAAATGTAGGAAAGTCCCAATCCGGCATATCAAAATTAGAGATATCTACCTTATCAACATCAGGAAAGACTTGTGCACCTTTAGGAATATCAACTAAAGTTGGAGCATCAGGAGTAATCCATGCTTTTCCGGAATACATGATAACTTCATGTTTACCGGCATCACCAACTAAAGCGGTACCGCCGGGATGCCTATCATTACCTTTAGTACCGTCTGCATAGGAAGGAATAGGAGTTGCAAGAATAGTTGCAACCTGAATTGCTCCCATGGCACCAATAACAATAGATAAAGGAATATTCGGTAAAGCTTCAGTTATTGCCAGTGCAGTGGCTATTCCAGCTTGAGCGACACTAGCCGCCTTTTCCCAAATGGCTTGTTTACGTGCCATTTCTTGTTTTTGTTTTTCAAGTTCGGCATTCTTAGCTTCAGTTCTTTCCTTGGCCGCACGCTTACGAGCTTCTGCTTCCTCTTCAGATATGGCCCCCGATTCTGCTAAGTTCTCTATTCGTTCAATATCCTCATCATACTTTTCCTCATTGGCTTCCCGTTCTTCCTCTATTTTCTGAATCTGTCCATCATAAATAGAAGAGACTAAGTTTCCAATGGTCCCCACAGCTTGAGATGCAGTTTGAAGCCACTTTTTCAAGTTTTTCTGACGCTCTTTCTGAGCTTTCTCATCCGCTTTAGTAACCTTATTGATAGCCTCAATCTCCGCTTCTGCTTCTTTTTGGGCAAGGTCTGCTTTCAATTTAGCAAGTTTCTCCTCTAGTTTCTCCCTTTTATCCGTACTCAAATTGGCAGTAGCAAGTTCGGACTCCAAAGCATCAATAGCTGCTTCAGTAGTTTTACGTGCATAGTTTAATTTTAGCTGATATTCAAGTTCTGCATACTCCTGCTGGGTTATTTCCTTAGAAGCTAACTGTTTTTTAAGAGCAAGCGTATCCATAACATATGCAGCATCCCGGATTTCCTGCTCATGCGCTGCATTCTCTGCAATTAACTGCACCTGATCGGATGCATGTCTTTCGTTAAGTTCTTGTTTCTTTTTTGCATATTTTTCGTCAATGAGAAAAACATCTTCACCTGTTTTCTCCGCTGCATCAATTTCTGCTTCACGTTGCAACTCCAACTGGTGCAATTTCAAATCAAGTTCTTCCTGGGACCCCTTTTTTACAACAGCAAGAGCGTTCTCAACATCCTTTTTCTCACGATCAGAATTATACTTAATAGTAAACTCATCTAACTTCTCCTGCATTTCCTTAGCTAAATTCTGGCGTGTGGCAATTTCCTCTTTGCTATTACCCTTGACGGCAGCAATCTTCTTCGAGTAAGCAACACCAATTTTAGCAAGTTCTTTCTCCAGTCCCTCATCCATAAGAGCTAGTTCTGATTCCTGATAAGTTTCACGAATCTTCAGTTTTTCTTTGGCTGCTTTTTCCTGTTCACGTTTTTCTTTATCAGTCAATTCTTTTGTCGTTTTAGTAGCTTTTTCCGTGGATTCTTGTACGCCTTTTAAAAAATCATCTACAGCCGAATTACGAGCCTCTTTTTTAGATATATTATACTGAAAAATCTGATATTGATTTTGAAATTCAATCATCTTATTCATTGCATCATCAACATCTTTGGTATTTCTAAGACCATTATCACCAAGTCCTAAAAACTTTTTCCATGAGAACCCTGCTTCTTTTCCATATTTACGACCTTGCTCCAAAGCTTTACTTCTCAAGTCCTCTAATTGCTTTAATTCGGTCTCTGATATTTCGACTTTTTGAGAGGATATTTCTTTCATAGCCTTCAAAGATGCCTGTTCTTGTGTATCACCTGCATCCATAAGTTCCTTCATTCTCTTGTTATAAGTGACTCTTAATTCCAAAAGGTGTGTATCATAAGTATCTTCTCCTTGTTTAACTGATGTATTACTTATACCTGATAACCTGTCATCAATATCTTTAATAGAATCCGCTATTTCTCTAACGCGATTCGCCAACCAATCGATAACCTCTTTCATCCATCCTTTTGAATTTGAAAAAGACAGAGCCAACGCTTCCCAAGCAGATGATAAACCGGCAATAGCTCCTTGAACATTATCGCCCATCGTTTTAGCCATATCATCCAATTCACTCTCAACACCAGTTATTTGTTCTCTAAGCGGCAATATTTTATCAGCAGCGGTAAGAAAAGCATTAAAGGCAGCAACGCTACGTTTATCGGTGAGTTCAAGAGTTGTATTCAAATCAACCCCTTTTTCTTTTAGTGACTTCAATCCGTCTATCAATTCAGGTAATGTCTTTACAGGCTTTCCTAGAGCTTTCGCCAACTTTCCACCGCTATCAGCCAAGTTTAAAAATATATTACGTGTTGCGGTGGCAGCAGAAGATGCGTCAAAACCGGCATCTGCAAGCTTTCCAACCAATGCCAAAGTATCCTCTATGGTAAAATTGAAAGCCTTTGCGACTGGTCCTACTATAGGTAACGCAGTAGCAAGATAAGAAAATGACAATGCGCTTTTTGTCGTGGAAATAGCCATTGCAGATACATATCTATCAGTTTCCTTGGTGTCTGCGTCAAACATCCTCAATGCGGCTCCAGCCAAAGCGGCAGATTCTGGAAGGTCTGCACCGGTAGCTTGGGCGAATTTTAAAATTCCTTCCGTAGATTGAAGAATTTCTTTTCTTGTAAAGCCAAGTTTAGCAAGTTCTATCTGTAAATTAGTAGCTTCGGATGCTGTGTATTTCGTTGCCGCTCCCAATCTTTGAGCGTCAGCTGTCAATTCTTTAATATTTTTAGAGGTCGTACCAAGAATGGCGGACAACTTACTATTTGCAGCTTCAAAATCAATAATTGAATTAACCCCGGATTTAAACAGACTTATCACTTTCTGTATACCTGCTATCACAGCTTGTGCTCCAATCATTCCCTTTATCATGGAACCAACCCCAACCCTTACCTCTGAAAGTCCGGCTCCCATACTCGATTTCAAATAACCACCAGTACTTTTTGCCAAATCACCCATATTTTTAAGAGACACATTTCCTTTCAATATATCAGACGCTGCGGCTTTAATCTCTTCTCTATAAGCTCCGATAGTCATTTTCTGTTGTGAGTACCGGTCAGAGTTACGTTTTATGTAATCGGTATTGATTCCGATTGTAGAATTGAGACGAGCGAGAGTACGAATATAGTTTTCATCCGTATCTTTCAGTAAATCAACAGCCTTTTGAAGCTGCTTATTCATTTCCTTTGCCTGGGAACGACTGTGTACTTCCTGATTAGTTAGTGTTATTGCCGACCGGATAATCTTTAAACGTTCTTCTTCAGATAGAACAGCTTTCTTACGAGTAGTATTGCCGGCATTCTGTGCTTTGGTCAGATTAGCTTCCGCCTTAGCTGCTTTCTCCAATGAGACAGCATTATCTTGATTAGCCTTAGTGAGTTTTTTTAATTCAGCAGAAGACAGTTTTTCTACATTTAACTTTTCCTCTATCCTCTTACTAACAGCTTGGGTTATTTCCGACTGTTTCCTAAGAGCCTCTGTTAATTCGTTAGATGCAGAACCTGCAACTTTAACTTGAGTATTATAAATGTTACCTAACTTCTCCAAGTCAGCGATGCCGTCCACATTTATCTTTAGACCTTTTGCAAGCTCAATAGCTGCATTCTTATAAGTCTCCCTTACTTTATCAATAGTATTATCAAGTTCAATCAACTTTTGAATCTCACTATCATCAACGAAATCTTTCAATTTTAAATCCATAATTACAGGTAATGTCTATATTCAACAATCTTTCCTTTTATCTCAACTCCTAGTTTATCAAAAGCATAGGTACCATCTTCTTTCTGATAAACGACATACATGCAACCATCCAAGACAGCTGCTTTCTTTGCAAGATCACTGATACGTTCCAGTTCACTCTGCATCTTTTTTATTTCGCAACCACAAGCCATTTTCTACCGATATCCACATTCTGAAAAGAAACGTTCCATCCAGGGACGGAGATACATAATATTGAAGTACTCTTTAGCTGTATCACCAATGCCTAAAATCTGCTCACCGTATTTCTTCTCAATAGAACTACCGTCCGTAAATCCTTTCGTTGAGAATCGAAGCCCGGAATCAATTCTATCGGCAGTTATGCTATCATAGAAAGTACCAGTAATAAAGAGGTTAGGTACCTCAACCGGACGCGGTGGCAAATAAAGCATCTCACTTCTAAGAGGTGGAGTTATCCTCTCCTTCCATCGTTTATATTGTTCCGCACGGTTCTGCCAGGGACCGGGCTCGTTAAAATAGGTGTCAGTATCATAATCAGGATTCAATAGATGTTCAGTACCGTCCAGACCGGAATATAATTGCTCCTGAATGCAATCAACGAGCACATTCTTATGTTCTTCCATACACCTAATACATTCCTCTTCAAACCCGGATGCAATGGAATGAATAACTCTATGTAATTCATCAAAATCTGCCATACAGTAAAAATATAACGGGCCGGGCTGTAATCACACCCCAGCCCGTCGGTTACTTAGTTATCGCATCGTACACTTCCGAGAGCTTCTTCTTGCGGTCAGCTTCCTTCAGTTCCTGCCACACGACTTTAATGTGTGCATTAATAAACTCTTCCTTCGTCATGCCCTTCACAGCAACCTCGACGAACGTAACATTATCTACCTTCATGACACCTGCTCGATACCTCTGATTCCTTTTTCATACAATACAGAAGGAGCTTTCAACGAAGGAACCGCCCCGGCTTTAGGAACAATGGTAATGATACCATCCGAATATGTAGCAGAAGTTACGTTATTCATAACTTCAGCAGCACTATCAGCAATAAGACTGCCAAATTCTTCTGTACGGTCATAACCACCAACAACTTCGACAATTTTGTAGGTATTTTCAGTCTCCAACTTTTGAAGCACAACATCAACCAAACCTTTAACGAAATTCTTGGGATTGAAGTCTAACTGCACGTAGTCAAAGTGCAATTGGCTGTCTTCCACATCTTCATGTGAAAAACTAACAGTCATCGCAGACTTAGCACTACTGGTCGGGTACTGTGTCACGGTCGGGTAAACAGTAGACATCGGAATACCGGCAAGGATATCAGTGTCATCATTATAACCGATCAACATATTATCCTGATTCCAAAAGTAAACGTCCCATCCTTTATTGGCACATTTCAGAAGCTGGGCATTCAAAACCTCATCAAATTTCTTCAAAGTGAAGGTGTCTGTTTGAGCGCTAAGCCCGTTGTATTCACTTGCACCGTACCCTACAGCATTAACTTGGGGCTCTCCACCATTCTTGGCATACTCCAAGAATGGCAAAATAGGGTAAATACGCCCGGGACGGTCTGCATGGCACAATTCGAGCAACTTCTCACCTGTTATATCAGCAGGGAGTTTGACACCATGTTCTGTCAAGATAGCACCTTTGACTTTTTTCCAGTCAATGCTACAAGCAGAACTACCAGTGTTCATCCGGGAACCCTTACACGTTCTAATCTTTCTCATTTTCTTCTACAATTAAGATTATTAATTTTTATTTCCATCGAGCGTATATTTATGGCATCAATCGGCTCGCTCACAGCCTCACCGGAATCTGTATAGGCTCCGTATCTGCCATATGAATAGTTTTCTGAATAACTATGTTTCACTTTTTCGTCATAGTCGCAGTCGAACCGGGAATCTTCATATAATACTTCCAATAAACGTTTATAGATTGGCCGAAGGATATTTTTAAAAGATGTGGTTCTGCGCATCTCATTGCTCCACTCTTTACAAGAAGAACATGCTATAATTAACGAAACCTTTGCTTTTGAAAAATAATCCGCGTCACCTCTATCTTCACTTATTGGAGTGAATAGTGCAACCAATGGAAACTTCCTTTCAGACTGGGCAGAAGACTTACTGTATTCATCTAAAATATCTTTGATATATTGACTGCTACCGAAGATGTAATTCAACCTTGGGGACTTCACTACTTTAGTTCCCCCTTTCCCATTTGGATAGAGGATTTCAAGCCCTTCTGGAAGTTCCTTTACAATCTCCTCAAACAGTTCTGTTATATCTAAATCTATCATAAATTGAAAGCATTAATTGGAGTCAAAAGATTCTTGGTTATTTTCACATCGAAAGGACAATCATTCGACATAGCCCATTCAACAAACTGTTTGTTCTTCTCTACCATGCTATTCCATGTGCTTACTTGTCTCTTCAAAGGAGCTACATATTCATTAGCACATTTCAAACGGACAAGCCCGGTTATTGTAGCCTGTGTGTTTGCGTCACGAAGAATATGATAAAAGACATAGTCAGCGAACGGTTCACACAGCTTCTCGCACAATATTGCATATCCGGACTGGGGTTCTTCTTTCTCTTCTGAAATATCAACTTCATTTGAAGAATCTTCCTTTTCCCGTTCAATAAGCTCCAAATAATCTGTGATAGCTTGGGAAAGAGTCACACCAACAACATTCCGGAGAAATTCGGGCTGAAATGCCTTAATATACCCATTTATCACCTCATTCACAGCAAGAGATTGAGGCGAAGGCATTTCAGCGACCGAAACATTCTCAATATGCCTGGGACCTGACGTAAAATATGAAACATCAATCAACATAGCGATAGTTATTTAGAAGTCTTGCCTTTCCCGGTTTTCTTTTCATCTTCCACGGAAACGGCTTTATCATCTGTAACAGTTACCACCTTGGCATCTTCCTCTTGCAAATCTTTTGAATCGGCAACCGGAAGATTCTTTTCATCAGAAGGCACCTGTACTTCAAGTTCTGCAATGCGAGCTTTCATTGTTTCACGCTCTTCTGTCAGTTCAACAATTGTCTTATCTTTCTCTGCAATGGATGCAGTAAGCCTGCCAATCTCTTCATTTTTCTCTGCAAGCATACATTCCAATGTCTTTCGGGCATCTTCTTCTGTAACAAGACCACATTCGGAAATAGGGATGAGTTGAATCATCCCTCTATTAATCCGAATGCGTTGCTCTTTAAGCACATTGGTTACATCCTTATCGTTACCTCTAAGTATGTAATCCATAATCCTACGCTTTAGTTATTGCAGTCTTCAATGCGGCCAAATCCCCATAAGCGAAAGCCCATGGCATATAAATCGGGAAGATAACTTCTTCTTGTGCCATCAGCACAACCTCGTTGCAAAGCTTGGTCTCCACATCTTCAGCCCATTCAAGTGTCAAAGTGGTATAATCAACCAAATTTGCGGCTTGGTTGAAGTCACCCAAAAGATACTTACCGGGAAGAATACCACCGTACTCGATAATCGGGCGACCGGCAATATATTTCACCCCATCAACCATTTTAACGATACCAAGATTACGTCCTGTCGTATCTTTCTCTGATTCCATACCGTTAACAGTCATTGGATTAAGAATAATAGCATTCGGGAAATACTGGGCATATGTCATTGCGGCGAAAGCTGTTTTCACTACATCTTCAGAGTTGGGTTCCTCAATGTTCTTAAAGCCGGCTTCATGAACACTGAATGTCATTTTATCCGTAGCCGTTTCAGCACCGGAGAACGCGACGCCAGGAATAAGGATACGACCATCTTCCATTTTCACAAGAGCGTGTGTTTTGTTCAGTTCTGTAAGAACAGCGGCACCAGCGAACGTGATGCTCATTCCATCAAGAATCAAATCCTGTGGTTCTGCAAACTCTACAATCACATCCTTATCACCGTTATATCCGGTAATAGCTTTTACAGCACCGGCAGCACCTGTAACAATGGCTGTACTGATAATCTTCTCTACAGAAGTCACCCCAGTATTATTAATAATACCAAGCAAATTCTCACCGTTACCGTCACCAAACAAGATGTTCCAGTCTTCTGCCATCCAAACAGCTTCAGGAAGCATGTTCAAGATGTAGGAACGAATGTACACTCTTGATTTCAACATACGTTTTGAGATACGAATATGAGTACCAAGGCGCTTAGTTCCTGTCTGTATCTCTTTTACCTTGATGCTTGATTCAGGCAAACGACCGTTCTCTGTTACAAAACGGGCATTGCGGTTGAAAGCATATACTTGCGCATAGGCGAGTTGAGGATATGCAGGATCAGCTGTCAGCGTCGTTAATACATCACGCATATGCAACTTTTTGTTGGCAACCTGAGTCACAACACGTTTCTGTTGTTGAGTTATCAACAAATCACCAGTGTAATTGTCAGTCATGGAAACGACATCTTTCAAGGAGAAGCCGTCAAATTCTCCTGATTTGCGTGTTTTTCCTTCTGCGAAATCTCTGAATTTTTCAGAATCAAGCATCTCGTTCAATTTCTCGTCGAACTTATTGATAGTATCCATAGATAAGCCTTTTTGCTTCATCTTCTCAATACTTTCGCCAAGAGTCTTAACTTGGTCAACAAGTGCTTCATTGTCTTTAATCAGTTGAGCAAACTTCTCGCTGTCATAAGACTTCAATAAGTTATTAATATCTCCAAACTGTTTAGTTACATCATCAGGCGTAGCAACTCCTTCCAGTGATTTGTTTACGACTTCACACATCATGCCGACAATGTTTTCCATAAACGCCTTCTGTTCTGCCGGCAAGCCGTCCGTTTTCAGATTAAAATCTGATACTGTAAATTTTCTAATTGGCATAAAATTTAAATTTTAAGTTATTTATTCTCGAAACAGCTATTCAAACTCTTGAAATCGAGTAAAGTGCCATTATCAGCGGCTTTAATCGTTACTTCATCGTTCCCATTTTCCCCGTCATTCTTTTCTTGAGTGTCAACAGACGGCTCATTTTTTCCGGTGGTATTTTCAGAAGTGTTTTGCAGAATAGCATTCGAACGATATACTTTTCCCCAACAGTGGGGACATCTTACATAATTCATAAGGTCTTGTAGACCCTTTTGAGTAAATTCTTTCTTTTCTGATTTGACAGAATCAATAAGAGAAATTACTTGGGTTCTAATCTCCGGAGTGAGCTTCTCCATTTCTTCCCTTACAATGTCCTGTGTTATCCATCTCTGATAATCAGCAGCATAATCTAATACCTGTTGGGCAAAGGTATGCTCTGTTTCTGCATCATAATCAAATTGATAACCACAATGAGGACATGAGACAACGGCACCACCGTTGAGGCTCTTCAGTAATAAACTTAATTCCATATCGTATCCTTTTAAACGTTCATCACTATATCCATGCTGCAAGAACGCTTTCCGGACGAAATCAACAGCTTCCTTTACCTGGTCAGCAGTAGCAGACTTGATATTCACAAGGAACGTCTGTGGATTACTCCCCCAACTTGTCAATGTTGAATATTCCATCATACGCCATTCAAGCACCTTACAAGGATCGATAGAATCCCTTTTGATGGCTTTTACTCCGATAGAGTGTTCTAGGGTTCTTCCATTCTCTGCAAACAGCTTATAATCAGCTAACGTATCACGGCCAATCTGTTTTTCAAGATTTAACTGACCGACCATAACCAAATTACCTTCTGTTTCCTTACCACTCAACGGAACACCTAACAACTGGTCTGTACGATGATTCAGGAACCAACGCATCCGACCAATATTTTCTTTCAATGTCTTATTGAATGAGCCGGGCATAGATATGTCATTTTGTGAGTCCTTCACACCGATACCGTTCACCGCAACGGTAACGATACCCTTCTCATCAACATCATTTGCCTTTGTCTTGTACTGAAGGCTTTTGATTTTCTCTTCCATCTTTTTCATCTCCACTTTTAGTGTTAAAAACTCGATTTACTTTATCCAGTTCCTCATCTGACATATCAAATTTCAATTTGTCAAACAAGGGATTTTCTATCATACTTTCGCCTATTTGGGCACGCCAGTCATTGAGTGTTATAAGCCCACATGAGAATTGTTCACGACAACGTTTATTTATATTTGTCTTTACGTCTTCGGATTCTTTCAATCCTTCCTGCAAACAATCAACATCAGAAAAATCACAATCCAAATAATATCCCCCTCCTTCAAGACCAAGGAAAGCTGTAAAATCCTTGCAGAATTGTTTGGCCATAGGAATAACAGTTGAACAATATACGCTCTTTTCAGCAGTAGCCTGATTGCTAAATGTGGACTGGTCTTTTCGCGGAACAAGAACGGCAGGGATGCCGTATGCCCCTGCAATATTTATTGCATCAGCCAAAGTCTCTTCAAACGGCTGTAACTCTGCAATAGAAAGATTAGTACGAACAAAGTCAATGTCTGCATCTGAAATACCATAAGGTACCTGGCCCTTCCTTACACCATACTTCTCAAAATTTTGCTTCAAAAGCTGTTCCTTTTCATCGTCAGTCAACGCTATTGAACCGGTAGCATCAGTTTTCTTACTTACAATAAAGCCCAATCCACCCCGCTTTACATAAATCACATTTCTAGCTTCATATACAGCTATTAGATTTGACATTGGCTTATTTTGGGAAGCAAGACGACTTTTGGACTTCAAGAACATAGCCCCTGAATAGAACTCTGCACTTCCGTCTCTATCATGCCATATTTGGTATGGAGGAATTTCCAAACTACCATTCCAACCATACTCCAAACGATAGCTACGAATAATATCTTCTGTTTGGGCAATGCCAAACAATGGTATATTCCCGTAAACAGGTTCTACAATAGTCTTATCAGAAGGTAGCACCCAATAATTATCGCAATATCTCCATTTTTCAGCTGTAGAAAAGACATCAGGCATAGCGGCACGAATAAAGCTATTCCCTGTACACAATTTATAAATATGGTGCTGATAAATCAATTCTTTCCAACGCATCAAACAATTAGGACGACTAAGTATGCCATTCATTCGTTTATTCGCCCATACTATACTGTCATCCTTAGTTTTCTTCAATTGAAAATTAGCACCTGCAATTCGCGATGCAATATAATCGATCGGGAAAAAGACTTCAGGTATCGTACTGAATAGCGTTAGATAGTTACTGCCCGCTACAATAGGACTAGTAAGGTCCTCAATGTATGCAACTGACCATTTTTCAGCCTTGCCACTTTGAGTATCTATATCCTTATTTTCAGATGAAGTAACTATTTCAACTTCACCTTTAGTCTTAGATTTCTTTCCAAATAGATTATCAAAAAAAATATTCATTGGGTTCCTTTTTGAGCAAAACTAAGTAAAAAGGAAAACCGTTTTCCAAAACACTAAAATCTTGAAATTACGAAAACATAATATCAACAATACAACATCCTTATTTTCAATCACATATAACGCAATTCAATTCAAACCTAATTTTACAACGAACTGTACTAGCCCACTCAAAACAGCACTGGCCTCTTTTGTTTCACTATCTTTATTATAGTCCATCAGGTTATTCATGAAGGCAACATATTCCGTATCAGATTCTATTTTTGATGCAGAAAAAAGAATACTATTTTTCACATAATCAGATGTTGCAGCAATACGCTTGTCTACATCCGGAAACTCTTTCATTACACGAATCTCCTTGTTTGTACTAGAACGGAGTTCCCGGATAAAAGGGAAATAAGCATCCGTACATTCAATTACACATGAATCAGATTCATGGGACAAAATAGAAGAACGTATATCTTCTGTTGAAGTAGTTTCCATAAATACGACATCAACAACATGCCATTTATTTCCACATCTAAACGCTTGTATAAGGACAAATTTCCCATTAACATTCGGCATCACATATAGAATCTTCTTAGTGTATTTACATTCGGTATCTGGATTGAAGAAATTAATAGTGCCATTACAAGCATACAAGTTTCTTTTTCGCCGGTTACTAAACTCTATATACTGCTCACTACACAAATCCACAACGACATATCGGAACGTATCAGACAGGTGCCCGTGCTCCTCATAAGTCTGCAAGGTAGTTTTATTCTTGACCTTGGTTTTAAGAATGGCACCGTTAGCATCTTTCTGTACGCTCATGTAGTCCTCAATAGATACCGAACATGATTCGTCAATGTATATCTCTATACCGGGAACTGTACAATCAAAGATAGCATTGATAAACTCACCGGTCATCGCTACACTCGGATTCTTGTTGCCTACCTTATCTTCAATCTCGAACCCTTCTTTTTGCAATGTGTCTATGAATAAGTCCATCCAGGAACGCTTCTCATCGTCAATGCTGTTTGCCGCTTTCGTTGAAGCATCACCATGTACATATAACCTATCAGAATATTGGATAGATTTCAGATACTTTGCAACAAGTTTGGAAGCTTTCTTTACAGTATTGTTGGGGCTTTCAGCGCACGTTTCATGGAATTGCCAAACCTTGGTGCCAGTTGTGAAATCGACCTGCCAATATGATACGCTGATATACGGAAGCACGTTGTTATCAACAGAGATATGAATAGGTAAGTCCGGAACATACTTATGTTCACCGGAATGTTTGCCACGATTGAAAGAACCGAAGAACTCGCTACCGGTACGAATGACACCCCATTCTCCCAATGCGTACACATTGTAATAGTCCGGGTCGTGAACTTTATCATACTCAAAATCGGCAACACATTGCTCATCATAGAAACCATACGTACCGTCAGGACTACCGACAACCCAAAAATTATTCAAATAGGTAGATTGGATAATAACTGTATTAGGTGCCTGTTCCTCGATTTGCTTAGTACGAAGATTAAGTATTTGCCTGGGTGCATTCTTTTTTACGGATTTAACCTTGGTTAGTTCTTTCGGCAACTCTTTGTCGGCAATGGTAACAGTCATCGGTACATCATGCCATTTATCTTTGTCGATGAACTCTTTCTTTATCCAATGGCTTTCACTAATCGGGTTGAAAGTACAAATAATCTGCTGCCCTTTCTTACCACGGAGACGCTTACGTAACTGCTTGAAATCCGGATGCTCGAACTCTGACCATTCCTCTAACTGAACACGCTTATAATTGGAGATACCTTTTATCTTTTCCGGATCATCAAGACCGGAGAAATCTATCTTCGCACCATTAACCAGACACTTAATAGTATTCTGTTGGAACTTGAACAAATGGGAGATGCCAAGACCGGCCGCAGCGACTTTATAATCTTCATAAATGGTTTTGAGAATAGAAGCTCCTACCTTACGCATAACAAGAGTGTTCTCACCGTCCTGTAATGTCTGTATCAGTATGGTTTGTGCCACACTATACGATTTACCGGAAGATGAACCTCCATAGAGAATGATAAAACGGATAGTCTCATCATTCAAGTACTTCAATAGATAGAATCCGTTAGGATTTAGCTTCTTATAATTTATAACCATATTGTTCTAAAAGTAAGGTTTCTCCGTAGGGTGAATACCGGATTTTGCAGTTCAAATTGTTCTATTCTTCCGAATTCTCATTATCTTCAAAGCCGATACGAAGTTCACCGACTTTATTTCCGTCTCCACCTTTGATATTGACATTCTTATCGGCTTCCCATCCATTCCAGGCACCAAGAATCCGGGCGGCTTCTGTCTTGCCGTTAAACTCATAATTAACCACTCCTCTATTATTCTGAATCTTCTTCAACGCATTACGGGCACGCTTTGGAAGTTGGGACGGACTTCTCATCTTTGTTTTCCCGGTAACAGGGTCTACATAATGTAAATCATCGGGATCAGCGAGTACAATATCCATTAATACCTTCTCAACCGTTTTCCTCTCTACTTCAGTCTCTTTCGCCCTCTGTTGCTTAATCTCACTTATCCTTGCACTAACCTTGCTATTGGCTAACAATCTGCTAGCAGCACTCCAAATCGTTTCAGGTTTCATCTTTGACGCATCATAAGACATCCTATATGCTTCACTAGCATTACCTTCTGTATCAACGTAGTATTTACAGAATTTCTCTTGCTTGAATGTTAATGGTTTCTCTTGCTTTCCCATATCAATTGTTATTTATTCCTACGAGAAAAAGAAGCTGCTCTCTATCCTTTAAAAGCTCATAGGTGGCAAGCAGTGTGCTGCCAGTTGTTAATATGTCATCATACACTATTATTTTCTTTTCCTTTATCGGACGAAGAAGAAAGAATTCTGGATTCAATCTATCTTTAGTTAGGCACTGGATTGCATTCTCATAGAATGGCATTTTCACCGCCCCCGCAATTTTCGTACAGATAGAGGTTGAAAAATGAAAGCCCTCGTAGTGTCTCCGTCGCGGTGTGGTGACTATACACCATCCTTCATATCCCCCTACTATGAAGCGGTGGAGAAACTCACACGCTCTCTCTGCAAAGAATGATGCAAGTTCCTCCGACTGTTTAATTTCTGAAAAGCTGGTACCAGTCTTGGAACGAGTGAACTGGGAGATGTAATAGATATCACCCTTTTTATGAAGTGATACCTTTTCTTTCAGATCACATAACCGTTCCTGATGAGACCAGCTCTTACATTTCACCGCTTCCGGCTTATCCCAGTCATCAATACGACATATCTTTCCCTTTCTTTTCATCAAAAATCTTCTTTACTCCATCCTCGACAGATGTATAAGACAAAGGTACTAAATAGATATCCCGGTTCACCGACTGCTCTAAATTGTCAAAATCCCGTTTTTCATTAATTAGCTCAATTTCAAGCGGTTTGTAGTATTTTACTAAAGAAGCAAAATACATAGTAGTCACAGGTTGGACGTTACAAATATTGATAAGCTGCCGGTTACAGCCCACCGCATAAATAAGCCCTTCGACGACATCATCTATGTAAGTGAAGCACCGGATATTCTGACCACAATTGTATAAAGACACGTTTTCCTTTTCTATCAGGAACCAGAGAAGAGTTCTTTTTCGCGGATTAGGTCCATATACATTATGCAGCCGGCACCCGGTCGCAGCCTTACAATAGATAGATGCATACTGTTCATCGAAATACTTGCTTATTCCATACATGGAAGTGGTATTCTCCGGATTCGCCGTTGACGAACTGGCGTATACTAACTTCACATGATACTGGTTACATGCATCAGCTACTCGCATGAAAGTATCAATGTTATCCTTCCTGATCTGCTCCAAATCTCCATTGAATACACTAGTCTGCGCGGCCAGGTGAAACACACAATCAATATCACCATTTTTTAAATACTCTGAAACAGAAGAAGCATCAGTTCCAATTTTTCTGTCGATCTCTACTAAATCAACTCCACCCTTCTTTAACTTATGGCAAAGGGCTTTTCCTACAAATCCCTCACTACCTGTTACAATCATCTTCATAATCAACAAAAAAATAAAAAAGGATATCCTCAATAGATATCCTTACCGTTAATAATTAGTTATTCAGAAATAGTTTGCTGTTTTCTTGAAATAGGAATCCTACCTGCGCTCTCAACAAACTCTCGACTTACATCTCCTTTGGTTGTCAAATACACATATCTCCCATTATCATCAAAACGGTAAACTTTAATTCCGTCCACTTCAAATAGAAATTTCACCTCATAGTAATCAGTAGGTGAAACTACTTTAGGCTCATTACACGAAGCCAGAAATAACACTAGAAAAGCAACTAATATTTTTTTCATTATCACAAAAAATAAAGGGCGCATCAAAAAGACGTACCCAGGTTCAACATGAAATCCTAAAGATTAAATTTTATTTTTGAAAATACTCCCTACACTTAAACCCCTTTCGAGGGGTGAAGTCTTTAAACTCACAACTTCTAAAAATCCACTTCTTATCAGCCCATCCGGCTAAATCCTTTTGCCATTGAGGAATAATTTGACGTGGATTATTTAAGTCCCGGTAAGGCTGACAATGCGGCAAGAACCGACCGCCTTTCACTCTCCAATGATTTACTCGGGTGAATGCTTCCTTGAAGTCATTCAATAAAATACAGTAGAAGAAGTATTCACCCTTATAGCCATATTTATCAATCAAAGCCGTGGCACGCTCACATTCAGCAATCTGTCCCGGTGTGTCACAGCCGAACCGTATGCGCTTCATCCACTTTACTCTTGCCAATAGCCGGGCGATGTCGTCTGTTACTAACCGAGCGTCTAAACCCTGATTGAAATCAACTCGTACGCCCATGGAGACAATCTTTTCAATCTGCTGCAAACCGTAGTTGGATGCAAGTATGTTGTTATCCATGAGAATCACATTTTTTCGCCCAGCAGATACTTCCGCAATATCCATGTAAGGAGTGATGTTTCCTTCTTTGGCAGGTACAACACACCATTTACAACGATTAGGACAGCCCCTTGTCAAAAAGCCATAAGCCAAATTCTTATCAACATTATACAGATCGTAATCAGGAATCATTCTATCAATTTCCGGTAGAAGAACCTTTTTTATGTCATACCCAGTACCGCCTTTCTCAACTTGATCGGCATTGATGTAATAGCCGTAATCCGGCGTAAAGCTAAATACTTTTGCAATGTAAACCTTATCATAAGAACAAAGGGGATTATACCATTCTACATTGTCGCCACGTGCTTTATGATAGCTGCTTATCTTCATAAGCGCGAGATTAGGATAATTACTGTCAACTGCTAATATTCCGATGTTCATTACTACTTTGTTATACTCCAATTATCTCATCATTGATACGAAATATGCTATCACTCACAAAATCGTATATCTTATACATAAGTTCCGGTTCCTGTTCCTTTGGGGAATAGACCATTACTCTTTTGCCTGCACCTTTCATCCATCCTGCTTCTGTGTTAGCAGACCGACCACAAGGAAGAACCATAACACAGACATCCGCCCACTTCATGCCGTTAAAATCTGAATCAAATCCTTTTTGTGCAATCGGGTGATTAAGAGCTTCACGATATTGCTCTGTTGTCCAGTTTTGCCAGTTAGGGTCTATATCAGACCATTGGAAGCCACCATTACCATGAGGAGGATTCTTAAAATCGTAAACCTCATGTCCTAAATCACGGAGAATACCTACAACGTCCTGTTGAAATACATTTCTCCAACTACTTGCTACATAAATTTTTGCCATAATTATCTTTTTTATTTGATTATAATTATATTTGTCAATGCAATATTGCATAATAACCTAATATTTAATTCTATGTATTCTTACACTATTTCGTTTACAGCAGGAGGCAGAAGCTACTCGTTTACTACTAATATTAGTTATCCTCATAATTTCCATGATAGAGGATTAGTAAAAACAGCCGTTATGTCAGCCATTGGAGCATATAAAAGAGCAAATGGTATTGAGGCTGCAACAGTAGAAAGTTCTGTAAGTTACTAACTGTAATTCATTAGGGAGCTAATATTTAATTAGCTCCTTTATTTTTAGATTTGAATCACTTTTTTATTACAACTGCCATAGTGCTAACAGTCGTTCCACTTTCCTTGAATTCACCTGCTCCGATTTCAAAAACTTCTCCATGAACCTCTTCCAACCATTCCCGGAAGTCAACACATTTCTTTTCAGATGCGAATTTCCAATGCTGGCTGGTAATAGCAGCAAGAGTTCCACCTTCTTCCAAGCGCTCATACATAAGTCTTACATGGTCAATATCCTGATTACCGGAAAATGGAGGATTAGCAATAATCTTAGTGTAATGCCCTACACTGTCTTTCGTAAAATCTTCATCAAGCAATATTATGTTATCAAGTGTATGAAGGAACTCCCTGTTTTCCGGCATCAGTTCATAGCATTCAACTGTTACTGACGGGCACGACCGATGAATCGCTTTTATCAGAGCACCACGTCCGGCACTTGGTTCAAGTACGGTATCTGTTTCGTGAATTCCACCGGCAAGCATTACCAGCCAGTCTGCAATATCAGCAGGTGTTTCAAAGAACTGAAAATCTTTTTGCAAATCGCATCGCTTACCTTCTTTCAAGATGGAGAACACACGTTCCGGATTAAAAGGAAATGTGAATCCCTGTATCTTACCTCCCTGCCATGAGCCGCCAGCTTCTTCTATCCATTTCTTTGCTTCAGCATAGGATTTCTTATTGAATTGTACTTTCGGAAGTTTAAGAACACTATCCTCAAGAGTACAATGTTTCAGTATTTCTTCCACATTCCATTTCTTACCTTCATCAGCCTGGCTCTTCCTTTCATCAACCGGAGCGTCCGGCGCTAACAGTGAAGATATTTTCGCAAGAACCATATTACTCGCATCCATAAAAGTATTAACACAGGAAAGCGCTTCCATAAGAAATTCAGTATCAACATATCCGGCAGCGTCATAAACATCTATGCCTTCAGTCATATCCGACAATTCATTGAGCTGGGCTACACTACCACGTAACGTTTTTATTAAAGTCTCTTTGTTGTTCATCATAACTTTTTTGTAAATAAATTCTTGTTGTATCTACACTACCATGACCAAGAAGGTCTGCTAATTGAATTACATCTTTGGTTTTCTTCAGGAACATTTTAGCAAAGAAGTGCCGGAAGGCGTGAGCGTGCATTTTTTTCGAATCGATACCACAATGTTTACCCCATACTTTCAGATGCTGTGAAAGACCTCTTTGAGTCAACGGCCCGAATCTCCCAACAGCAAGAGTACCGGACTTGCCTGTCTCCTTTATATAGTCCTTCACTTCCCTCTGCAATTGCTTCTGGAAAAAGAAACGCCGATACTTGTTCCCTTTCCCTTTCAAAACAACTTCGCCGATCGCTATATCCTCCCACGTGAATTGCTGAAACTCCGAGAGCCGAGCTCCTGTAGTACCCAATACCTTAATGAAGAAATAGTAATCCTTGTTGAGTTTAGTTTTCAGATACTCCAGTAACCTATTATATTCCTCTTCTGTCGGCACATTGTTTACATCCAACTTGCGTTTCATTTTAGGTCGTTTCAGTTCAATAGGTTTCTTCACCCATTTGGAGAACTTCTCAATGGCTGTAATACGTAATCGAATGGTAGCTGGAGAGAGTTTTTCCTCTTCAAGGCTTTTGATAAATCGCCTGCAATTGTCCATATTCAGTTCATTAGCGTATTCGAAGTATTGCTTAAGAGAAGTGTGATAGATATCAACTGTATGTAATGAATAATCATTATTATCAGTCAACCATATTATAAAATCATTAAGCAGTTTCTTATTCTTCTCTGAAATAACCTCAAGTTTCTCCAAAGGCTTTACAGCCTTTTCCCGTCGGCCATATCCGATTTTAAGATAAGACAATAAATCACAAACAGCCGCGCACATAAATGAATGGCGCACCATAACATCTGCATTTTTATGTTTATATTTCAAATAACCGCGACGATTGATTTCTTCGGAATTTTCAAGAAAATCAGTCACATATTTGATGTATTTCCCGATGCTGTCATAGCTCCTACCCGTCGTATACAGGTAGGATATGTAATCTACCAATATTTGTTTTCGTTTATCATCCATTTTGAATTCAATTATATTTTTACTATATTCTCCCAAAAAGCAGCACCTTCAGGAGTATCATAGAAAGGGAATGAAATAGTTAGAAACCGATGAAAGCAGCAATCAACATCTAACAAATTGTTCACCCGCTCTTCATTTGTCATTGAGAAATCAGGACACTCAATATTAAATGCCTCATTTGCTCTTTCTGTATTATATTTCCATTGATTAAAAACACCTAGTCTTTCTAATTTTTCTATTTTCTCATTCCTCTTCATATTGATTGACTTTTAATGCTTTACATCTATAAAGGTAATCGTTATTGACAAGTTTAGCAAACAGAATCTTCGCCATTTTAACGCCATTTTACCCGGTCTTTTTCTTCAACAAATCAAATATTATCCTCTCACCCTCTTTTAAACCATCAAGATAGCCTTTTGCATGTTCACCGGCATTATACACTATAAAAGAGAGGATCAACAAAAACAGTCCGAGCGAACGATGCCAGTATGGAAGTTGGACTGTGAACGGCTTGATTGTTATAGAAAAGTGTCCTACATATAGCAGGAACACAAACAAAATCACACATGAAATAATTGTTGTTTTCATATTAATCTGTAAATAAATTAAGTTGAGTTGTAAACTCGGGTTTATAAATTCTAAATTTACGGTTAAAGAAAGTCTCAAAGGCTGTTACAATTTCAGAGATGGTATTATCAGCAATTCCTAATAATTTATCATCGGCAACTATAAGAGATAAAGCCTTGTCAAGAGTCATTTTCTTCTCAATAAACAGGGAATACACCAAATATCTACGGGTATATTCCCCAGCCTTGAGTGACTCAACTTCTTCAGGAGTGGCCTTTCTCTTGTACAATACTTTATACCAATGTGTTTCAGCAGTACGAGCACGCTTTTGTCTCGGTAACAAGTCATAAAACACGGCAATTTCATTCTTTTGGATACACTTATGTTTTTTACGAACACCATACATCACATAAGGAGTGTTCCAATCAGGATGAGTCTTTCGATATTCAAGCTCCAGCTCTCGATCAATAAGATCTTGCTCAAAGTCTTGTTTCATTAACCATTCCTCGAACCAGGCAGCAAGTGCTTCTTCTCGATCATAATAATCTTTTCCATTAACGAATATAGGTATGCCGCTCATTACTGTTTGTTTTTAGAGTTTCTTTCACTGTTCACCTTAGACATACACATACGGCACCATGATGATAGACACTGATATTTCTTTCCATGCGAAGTTATCGTATTTGTGTAAAACCGATTGAGATAGAAATAGTGCCCGCAATGAGTACATTTTTTCATCTCTCTGCCATTCGCATCAAACTTTCTATTTCGAGGTTTACGACGAATAAGAGTACATCCCTTACAATAATTATCTTCACCACGGTATCGCCGACAATGAGAGAGGGATTTCACACCACATTTCGCAAAAGCCTTGCAGTCAACACGTACAGATGAATGTGCACTCATAACCTTCTCTCCTTAACAAACTTAGTTAGTACACGGGAAATAACTTCTGTATTCTCAAGCATAAGCCATTCCTTTGCTACATTCCAAGCAATGCTCATAAATGGATTGAAGTTATCTTTCTTAACCGTATGGTGAGATAAACGCCCCTCTGTGGGCTTCAAACCTTTGTCATGCAGAATACAAAGACCATTCTCGAAGAAAGCACAATACTCTTTGCCTACAACGGGCTGAATCATAGGTATAATCGAAGTGGTAACACCTAATAACATTCCGGCAGCCCATTGAGTTAAAGCTAATCTATCAGAATATCCGGCATCAATAATCTTCTCAATATCATCCGGGGTTCCTAAACATGGTGTATTACATTGCTGTTTACAAATACTACATGAACATTGTACAGGCACACGACCTGAAGCCCTCATTACCCTTTGTAATGAGGTTTCTTTTGATAATTCTCTCATAGTAAATTATTTGAGATACTACAGATTATTAAACATCGCCCCACAGCTTTACTGCAAGGTCATAATTCTTTTGAGCTTCGTTTACATCTTTCTTAGCATAAGTTAAAGTGTAAGAGTGCATACGTGGATACTTCCCAGATTTGACACCTGCATGATACTCCTTTGCGACTTCTAATTTATGCTCATAGAAATCTATGCTTTCAGGCATTGACAAATTTATGGTATTAGCTCTCTTATCCCAATATTCTGCTTTACTTTCGTGTTCTGCTGCTTTTTCGTCAAACTGAACACTTTTACCCATATTGTTCCAAGCATCGTCTATCGCTTTTCTATGTCGCTTTTCGCTATGATGTCCTACTTTTATAGGTTCACCAAGGGAAAGAAAATCTTTATCTTTGTTGGACTTATTATAGTATTCATTACTTCTCTGTACAGCAGATGCAGCCCATTTCCTACGACGTTCCGCTCGTCGCTTCGCCCATTCTTGAGCATTAAAGCCGTCAGCTCTAACAATGGAGTAATAGTAAAATCCATCTTTCTCGAAGATTAGATTAAATACTATACTTTCGTTCTCCTTACCGTACTTGGTGGTAACCTCAATAGTTTCACCTTTTTCATGCTTCTCATCACACTTTGCCAAAAATACATTTGGCGCAAATTTGTAATACGTGTTCATTTTCTTAATTAAATTGGTTTGACTTATATGAAAAATGAGAAACCACAGCTACTTAGCCGTGGTTTCATCATTAAATAACTTTGGTTGACTGGATTGAACCAAATCATCGAATAAACCAGGAACACGAGGTTGTAACGCCTTGTATTCTTCCCGAAAGAATTCTTCTTTGGTTCTCCCATGTTTTTTACCCTTTCGTGTATGTACATCGAAAGTGTAGTCTGGAATAGGAATAGGATAACGCCTGACATCATTTATCCACTTTTCTATATCAATATCCTTTCTATCATAAATGAAGTTTTGCAAATGATCCGCATCACGATTCTTTCTACATTCACAAAGGAGAATGACAGCTTTACTGACAAATATCCTCCCTTTGGGTTCAGTAGCAGTCTTGTTTACCAGCTCATGCCCCTGCCATAATGCTTCTATCTCTTTCGTAATGATTCCAAAGCAGTCTTCAGCACTAATGGTAAACAGACGCTTCCACACATAGTCGCGGTACCCACTCGCCCAAAGTTCCAATGCAAAAAAGCCGGCTACCCCGGTGTCGGCTCGCCTAATGGCTTTCTGCATTGCAGAACTCACCTCAAAGAAATCATATCCGCAAACTGTTCTTATAATCATAATTCTAATTTAATGGTTTGACTTTTAGTTCATTACATCAGTAAAATTAGCTAAAAAAGGCGAATATGACAAACAGAATGGACGCCATTTAAACGCCTTTTTTACAGACTATTAGAATTTGAATTTGCATGATATATTATATTGAACGAGCTGCTTTGTTTTGTCTTTCCCATTAGTGGTTGCACTCTTTAGCAAAATACTATCACCAAAATTCTTTTTGATAAAGAGGATAGATTTACGTTCCTCTTCCTGATTCCTTATAGAAGCAAGCCCACCAGCGTTTACAAAAGTGTTCTTTTGCTCAAAATTATACCGCAAATCGGTTAAAACCTTACGTTCTTTGTACTTCATGTAACAAGAAATCCAAAAATCTTCCTTCAAACGTATTTCCTCATTCCACCAAGTGTTTTTGTTATAGATTACTCCATAACTGCAACCGGTTATCATTTTCGAAAGAGAAAGAAAAGCGGATTCATCATACATTACCGGCGATATCCGAGCGGTGAAGCCAAACAGATGTACATCCATCATACTGGCCATCTCAAATAATGACTGAATGATATTGGTTATCTTATCTTTATCCTTTATCCGGCTAGGTTCTCCTTTTTCCACATAAATAGGTTTGCAGGCATGGACATCATCATCAAGCATGAAAAGTTCTCCAAAATGCTTTGCCATCCAGTTACGTTTCGGGATGAGGCCCATAACGTCGTCAGGATGAGTAACAATTTCACATTCCGGGTTAAATTGTTGATATAAGTCAGCTTGACTTTCAGCAACGCAAATGATAGGATCGTTCACCAACTTTTTAGCGAACACCCGGTCATGGCGTTTATGACTTGGTATTACTATCTTGCAGGGCATGGCGAACGTCTTTTATATCAATTACATTGGATTTACTTATTTTCCCGGTTTTGTACGACTTCATGTGCTGCATGTCCAGCCTTTCACGAAGCCAGTTGCTATCTACCTCATTACTTGAGGTGATGATAAACAACTCATGTTTTTCGTCATACTTTGGAATGAGAGGATAAATGGCTGTATCATCCGTGATGGCATCGAAGCGCTCTTTAAATTCATCCTCTTTCTTCTCCGGGGCAAATTCGATGCCCCAATCTTGGAGTTCCGCCTTATTCCACTCGTTTTCCATAACGTCCAAATCATTCTCACCAAAATTGACATTATCTTTAGTGGCATATTCCCTCAACTTCTTAACGGGGGTATCAGGTGCCAGAATTTTACAAGGCAGTTCTTTATAACCTAACTCCTTGCAAGCTCGCAAACGTAAATTACCACAAACAACAATATATCTGCCATCATTGTAGGGAAAAACTATAAGTTCTCGAAGCTCAAGCATCTCTGGCGAATCCTGAATGCTTTTCTTCATCGCTTCAAAGCGGTAATCACGAAAAAAACGTGGATTTTTCGGCAATCCCGTGAGCTGCCCCTTATTAAAATCAAGTAGGCAGACTTGAATAATCTCTGTCATAACTAACTATATTAAAATCAACAACACAAAATCAACAACACAAACAGTCAGTAACAACACCTAATCATTTTTTCTATCATCGAACTCTATCTTATCTTTGATAAGCTGTTCAATGTCCTCACAACCAAATCTTTTTAAATAGGCAACAAGGTAAATTATCATCTCGGCGGCCAATTCTTCATCTTCCGAATATTTAGGAAGATTATCACTCCTATATTTAGAAGCAATATCGAATTTTCTCCAAACGGCTTCAATTCTTATGCTAAACGCTTTTCTTGAGCTATGCTCATTCATCTTAAAGCGCTTCCTCATGATATTCAAGCATCTCTGGGCAAACCTATTCAATGTTATCATATCGATCGGGTTAAATTGTTAGACTATGAATAATCTCACACGATTCTATTAGGTTGGTCTCTGATGCGAAACCAATGAACATATTCTTTATCTATCAGCATACTATTATTTATTTTGAGGGGTCTGTTGTATCTAAATATTTCCTGTACTCTAATTCTGTCTTAGCAAGATTGATTACGGTATTAACCCCTTGGAAAACTTGTTTTGCTTGGCTCACTTTACTAGGATCTTCTTTCACATCCTTAATTTGTTGAAGAACCAAATTCCTCAAATCTTGTAAAATGGTAGGGTTCACTGTAGACACCTTATTCAACCGTTCATTAGCCAACACGACAACTGTGTTTGTTATTGGCCGAAAACGATTCAATTTGGAAGCCAAATCAAACATACTAAATACCAATACTTTGCCATTATTCAAGTATATCTCAACTTCGGTACCATCATCACCGGTACCGTCACAGTAATTGAGAATTACAACTTCTTCATTCTGATAAAGGAATGGTTTATTAACCATTTCTTTCAATCTATCTATTGCTCCATCAGTCATGATTCATTCTTTTTTGTTGCTTTATTAATTTGTCTATTCAAAGCTCCTTTTAGTTTGATTAGGTACTGAACATCTTCCGGATATCGGGCATACAAAGAATTCTCTTTTTTTAATTGTTCAGAACGACTAATCATGTAAAGGTTCTCAATGGAAACGTTTTGCCTGTTGCCATCTTTAAACTGAATATTATAACCAGGGGGGATTTCTCCATTATGCTCAATCCATACAAGCCGATGTTTAAGTTCAAAGACATTCGGTTCGGCAGTTTTCACTTCAATGTAACCGTCACGAGTTATGCGTTCATAACCGACTGGTTTATGATTTTTGGGGACATGTCCTTTCTTAAATCGAGTAGCTTTCGTTTTTGCTAATTGTTCCTCTGACATATATTCCGTTTGCTTACGTCCCTTGTTCATCGGTTGGTGGCCTTTGGGAAAGAAGCTTTTAGAAGCGCATTGAAATTTAAATTCTTTAGATTTAAAGAGCCGTAATTTAAATGCAACTCCATTTACAGCAGAATAAGTGGTACCTAATATCTGTGCTATTTCCTCATTAGTATGATTGGGATACAACTTTTTCAATTTATCAAGTCTCTCACTATTCCAAAACGAGATTCTCGGAGAGCGCCTAAGTTTTCGAATCAAGGCCTTTGTTTTAACAGCACTAAGTGTTTTATCAAGACGCCTAGCAAGTTCTTTTAAATCAGCAGTCGGGTACTCACTGTCAAGTATAGCAAGTTGTTCGCCAGTCCACGTTTTCATAAGTGCGTCAATAAAGAGAGGAAACCACTAGGCTTCCTCTGTGTTATCGTTATTTAGATCTTTCAGTCTTTCTTTGAGCTTCTTTTCTTTCTTATCATATGAATCCGCAAGTTTCTTAGAGAGCGCTTTGAAATCATCCGGATATTGTTCTGCAAAAAGGATTTTCTGACACTTTTGCAAATAGGAGTAGAAATTCACATTATTCGATGATAAGCATTCAGCAATAAAGGCTCTATACCATTGGTGTCGGTCAGCTTGGTTGTTCTTGACATAATTTACAAAATCACTCTCACCATTCCATTTTTTCAAATTCAGTTTTTCAAGATAAGTACTGCTACAACCGCTAAGAACCAGCACATCAAAAACAAGTTGTTCATTTTCAGAGAATTCTTTTGTTCTCTGATAATATGTTTTCTCTTGCGCCCACTTGCGCATTTCTTCAGCAGACTTCTCCTTGACTATATCCTTCGCTCTTTTTAATTGGGCGTTTATTTTTTCCCTTTCTATCTCTTTTAGATCGGCAACGGCGGAAGTAGAGGAAGCCGTTTCTTTTCTAACATAATAGAAACTAACGTTAAATTCGGGAGAATAATGTCCAAAAAATGAAAGACAACGATAAACTTCTCCATCTTCAAGCATTTTCAAAATGCGTTCATCATCTTCTGAATACCAGCACTTACATCTAAAGATTTCATCAGGATCAACTATTTCAAATCCAAGTTGTTTAACAGCTTCCAAAGTTTTTTCATAGAAAACCTTTCTATCTTCTCCCCAATATGTATCGGGACGTCTAGCGATAATTACTGTTTTTCCAAATGAAAGAGGTTCGCCAACTTTAACAAGATGTTCATATTCTAGTTGAATTTTCCGCGTCACATAAGCAATCTGTTTTTTCTCATAGCAAGCAGCATTGATACATCTAGTATCCTTACTATTCATTTCATAGAACAAACAACCATGATTACACGTATTATTCTCACATTGAGAACATGATTTAATATCAGTATTTTCCCAATTATCGGAATCATCTTTAATCCAAGGTGCGTTACCAAGCTCCATGAAAGAATTACTCACAAATTCTCGAATCATAGCAGTAGTACATTGTTCTTCCTCCTCCTCATGAAACTCTTTTTGAGTATCTTCATCCAATTTAGAAAGAATCATAGCACCGGACAACGGTATATCTCCATTTCTTACCCGCTCTTTTAGTTCAGGAATAAGAGAATTCAATTTAATACGGTCAAAAACAAACCGGGTAGACTTTCCTATTTTAAGAGCGATATCTTCCAAAGTTCGTCCTTTTTCAGCCAACTGCGCAAAGGCAAAAGCTTCTTCGATGGGATCAACATCTTTTCTTTGAAGATTCTCGGTAATCATCGCTTCAAAAGCCTCATCATCTGTCATTTCTCTGACAATGCAGGATATTGTCTGAAATTTTTCCGACTTTTTTCGATGGGCTTTGATTTTTGCAACATTCGCTTCATCTTCCTTTGCTTTCAAAAGTGACACAGCCCGGAAACGACGCTCACCGCAAACAATTTCGTATGTGTAAGGTAATGGGGTAACATCTCCGGTTTCTAGGTTAGTCATCTCCTCGGATTTAGCAACTCTGACAGTGATAGGTTGCAATAAACCTTGCTTTTCAATGTTGCTTGCAAGCTCTTCAAGAGCTGCTTCATCAAAAGTCTTTCTCGGATTCAAAGGAGAAGGACTGATAAGGTCAATTCTAATGTTTTGTACTTCCATAATTTAATTATATTGGTTTGACTTTTAATTCATTACATCAGTAAAGTTATCGTAAAATGACAAGTTATGCAAACAGAAACTTCGCCATTTTAACGCCATTTTCATGCGGGCTTATTACGTATTTGAATGAAGCCACGTTTTTCCGTTTCCCGAAGCAATTCCATATCTTCCTCACGGATATAACAATCCGTTTCACCATTAACAGTTGTGTGATTAGGAATACCAAAACGCTCCCGTATTCTTCTTTTCACTTCAGGAATATCTTCAAGTTTGATATGCCTAGTGTTCCAGTAAATTGTCACCTTCTGCTTCTTGTTTGCCATTTTCTCTTTTGTTTAGATAAGAGATTATTTCATTTGAGAGACTTAACGCTTTAGCAGCTTCTTCATCTCCTTGCTCAACTCTAAGTTTGAGTTCGTTCCGGTATTCTTCATACGACAAGCCACTTGTATAGCTCACTTCCTCCGACAAATTCTCTTTATAAAAATTCCATGACTGATTATCAGCAACAGCACAACGTTCTTTATTGTATTCACGAAGCCAACTCATGATGACCTGACCATCAATTCTATTATAGATATTGCCATATTTCATTTTCATTGCGTTCTTGAAACACAGTTTAAAATCATCAGTTTTCATATATGGATATTCTTCAATGATTAAATCTACTGTAGTAGCGACTTGTGTAGCCGACATTGGATTACCGACATTGAAAAACTCCAAGGCATCAGCTATCAATATGACCAACACTGCTCTGGCTTGCGGCTCACCAAACTTTCTTATAATAGTGCCAATAGAAGGTTCATCACTTTGAAATACATCTTCAACCTTCTTGGGGCATAGAGCTTTGCAATAGTTTTTCGGCGAGGTCCGTAAGACTGCTAACCGATTCTCTTCTTGTGGCCGCAGTATCAGTTCGTTTTCCATTGTAATTTCCTTCTAAAATTTTAGTAAAATTCACAGACTTGAATATCCAGTCAAAAGTGCACCTCCAATTTTTATCGTTTTGTCCAAGCAAGAAAGGACTGTCTAAAACCAATTGGAACACATCGAATACAGCTTGCTTCCCGTATTGTGCGACACGTGCTTTAATAGCTTTCTTTCGTTTTGCATCTATGGACTTTATAGCAGGAAGTTTACCTTTAAACGTGGAATTAAAATAATCCATTAGCCCACCCCAATCAATCTTTTCCTCGGGGAACAAAGAAAGCTCGTCTTTCTTTGATTCTCCTTTAGGAGAAGTTTCTTTCTTTTTTAAATGAGAATCATTATCATCTACATAATCATTATCATATTCATTATCATTATCGGGTTTTGTGGGTTCTTTTGGGTTTCCAAATAACCCAGTGGGTTTTGTGGGTTCTTTGGGTTCTTTGGGTTCTTTTGGGTTTTCACTTTTCGGACGTCCCCCCTTAGAACCATTGCTCTTATTCCTTTCCACAATAGACATATACTTTTCAGTATCCCTGTCTATATCTATCTTTATAAAGTTGAAAGCAATATTTGCCATAGGTTTCAACCCCCGAAGATTTCCCGTTGTCGCATACTCAATTATGCTTTCGTAAATCTCCAGCCTGACATCATCCGGCAAATCCTTGATTGCTTCTCTCCACCCTTTATAAAAGATGAATGAATTTCTTTCCATATTTTAAGGGATTATACTCCGATTAGTAATAAAACTCACAGACCTTTTGCTTCCTTCAGTTTTTTCGCTTCTTCCTTGTAATGAGTAATCAGCTTTTCTAATTGAAAGTCACTAAATTGCTTAGTAACATTTTTCTTGGCTTCCAGGATCAGCACATTTCGTTCACCATACTTGGCAACTAGACGTCTGCGATAATCCTGAATATTTCCTTCCATGAAGCGGTTACAATGTGAACATTGAGCATTGCAATTCATTTCATCAAAGCGAGTACTCATGTGTTGGCGGTTGATGTAATGACCGCAATCTGCTTTATTGAAAGGCTTTATTTTACCACATGAAATACACTGAAAATATCCATTAGGCATCGTATCACGATAACGGATGAATAAACTAAATATTCTGTCTAGTTTATCGACAAGATCAGGTTTCTTCTTGACCTTAACACCTTCTACCTCGAAAAGAGGCTTTTTCTTTTCTTTCTTCTTGTAATTTCTCCACATGATAATTAAAATACTACATTGGTTAATTGACGGCCACGACTCATTATACACCATTTTCCCTTTTCAGGCTGTTCTATGCGTAACTCTTCAACACGCCCAAAACGCCGGAAATTCCCACTCAAATCAACAACCCAACCCTCTTTACCTTGGCAGGGACGAATAACACGACCGACCATTTGATAATAGAGGGAAAGGGATTTGGTTGGACGTGCAAGAACAATCGTATCAAGCTCCGGGTAATCGAATCCGGTTGTAAGTACTCCGACATTAGCAACAACTTTTATTCTTCCATCTTTAAAACCTTTCAGAATTCGTGCCCTTTCTTCCTTTGGAGTAGAACCGCTAACGATCGCACAATTAGGAATTTCGGAAGCCAGTTTTTCAGCTTCACGAATAAACCTCGTGAATATTAAAATACCTTTGCGTGGTATGCCCGATTTGGGGTTCAACAGACGTTTTGTCCATCCAACTATATCTTTGTATATGTCCACACGTTCAAACTCTTGCAGAAGACTTTTTTCATCGTAATCTGCACCAGTAGAATTAGTCCTGACTCTACTTAAATCCAACTTTGTAATATCATAGTATTTCAAACTTGCGAGAAATCCTTTAGCAAGTAGTTCACTCACCTGACAGTGATAAATAACATCAGTGAAAACCTTTGGCCGGGTACGAGTTATAAATTTAAGCATAGCACCACCTCTTCCTGAACATAATCTGTAAGGAGTCGCTGTCAGCCCAATAACTTTCCTTTGCTCATCTTCAAAGAATTCCTTATACATTCCTTTCTCCGGATTCACTAAATGACATTCATCAATCAGAACGTGCTTGAAATGTTTGAAGAAACTCATGTGTTTCATCACACTACCAATCATAGCAAACGTAATACGATTGATATCCTTTCTTCCGGCAGAAGCTGAATAAACTCCACAATCGAATATGCCGTATGATTGAAGTTTCGCAAAATTTTGTTCGAGTATTTCCTTGCTAGGCTGGAACACTATCAGCGGCCCGTCTATCCGTGCAGCTATATTGGCAATGACAAGGGACTTCCCGGCACCAGTGGGAAGAACTATCACGTAGTTTTTCTTTTCCTTGGATTTAAAAACGCTGACCGCTGCATCACTAGCACTTTTTTGGTAGTCTCTTAACTGGTATGTCATAATTTGATGTGATATTTATGAACTTTCGAATGACAGTCACCACAAAGGGTAACGAGACAATCAAGATGTTCAAGCTCATGACCAACGATTGATTTTCCGTTAACCCTGTATGTTTTGTGGTGAATCTCTAAATTAAAGTCTTTACCGCACATCTGGCATTTATGTCCGTCCCTAATACGAACTTTACGCTTGGCTTCTTCCCAATCTGGATTATTCACAAGCCGCTTCACATAGTTGGACTTCCTGCCTTTTTTGTGCTGCAATCTACTCATCGTCTTCCGGTTCTTCTTCAGGAAGTTTATCAGACAGGTCTTCTTCGAACTTGTCCCCATAATCTTCTGTATCATCAATAGGACGTTCTACTTCAGGATATTCAATACCAAACAAATCAAGCATCGCTTTTCTGTTTCGATCTTCCTGTGCCCAAAGAGAACGTTTGTCCCAATCAGGAATTTTTTCAGCTTTCACAAGCTTAAACTCACCGTTCACCCATGAATAATACAGGAAATATCCATCAAGAGCAAACCGGATCGTATTCTTACTTGAAAGATGATACTCCCTCGTCCCCTTTTTGACCTCGGCAGCCAGGTCTTTAATTTCAGTCTTAATAGAAGCTAACCTGTCTTGTGCATCACTCTTAATTTTCTTTGCACGTTCAATGGCTTCCAACAGTTCACGTTCGCGTTTGGGGACCTCATTCTCTTGCTTGATGCAATACTCTTCACGAATTTCGGAAATCTCAAATTCATCCAGTAAACGTTGTGTCACCTCACTTTCAGGGAATGTAGCATTGAAATGCTCATTCACCAACTTTATCAATTCATCTACATTCGTAGAACCCTGAAATAAAACAGGGGGAAATTTTTCCCGAATAGAATCGGGAACTACAAACTCGATTGTCTCGGGTTCGTAGTTTCTCAAATTTGCAATCATAAATTATAAAAGGATTAATTAGTACCGGTTTTGGTACTCATGAATAAAATCTAAGTAATGCTGGTCTTCAGGCAATGGAAGTGTAATACCAAACTCGGTGGCCGCATCTATTTTCACGCTTTCCATGAAATTATGCATCTCTAAAGTATTAAGTTTACTTGTTCCTCGCACAATAGTTTCCACCTTACCATTCACATGAACCTGTTTCACAAGAAACTTCTTACAATACAAGTCATGTATATCCTGAACTCCAGCAGCAGTGCTCCAATACTCTTCACCTGTGTATTCACGCAAACAGGCACCAATACACTGAAACCATTTCCACATGAGAGCATTTTGATTTAATGTTCTCGGCTGTGTTTTTTTCTTAATGGTTACAGTGTATTCTCCATTACGAAGTGTGCTGCACATGAACTCGAAAGACTTATCCATTTGGATTTTGCCATCTTTCTTCGTCAATGTTGCTTCCATAACCTATCAGAATGGCAAATCGTCCTTGGTCGGTGGTGGCGGTGGCGGGCACTCATTCACCGCACTTCGAGTCTGATTATTGGTGTGTTCCGGAAGAGGTGGCGGTGGTGGCGCTTGTTGAGGCTTAACAGAAAGCATCTCCATATTATCAACAAAAAGTTCTGTAATATACCGTTTAATTCCTCTGCTATCATCATAACTCCGAGTTCTTATCTTTCCTTCCAGATACAACTTGTCTCCCTTATGGACATACTTCTCAACAACATCGGCAAGACCACGCCAAACAACAATATTATGCCATTCAGTTCTTTCAGGAACCTGTGTTCCATTGGCAAGGGTATAACCTTTTTCAGTGGTGGCAAAGGAGAAAGTGGCCACTTTAGAACCAGCTTCCAAAATTCTAATATCGGGGTCTTTGCCAACATGCCCGATAAGCATCAATTTGTTTAAACTCATGATTTATCCTCCCTTATTGTTACACGGATACTATCAGCTTTAGGAACTGTTTTGATATACTTAGAATATAATTCCGGATAGTCAGCCTGAAACTTTTTAGTATCAAAATTGTCACTTGTAGAAGCGGGTGTATAACTAACTCGCAATCTTCCGGCATCCCATGACTTGACACCATTCTCACGCATAGCAGTTTTCAGTTTTGCCTTATAATCTTTCTGAATCTTGGTTAGATCTGCAAGTTCTTCCTCAATTCCGATTATAGTATTTACAAGTTGCATTGGAATAAGTAACTTGTCATCATCAGGGGCAGGAACAGGAAGAATGGATAGATATTGCTCACCCTTCTTCTCGCATTCCATTAATTTCTTGACTTCTTTATCAGACTTACGAGGAATTTCAACCAATTCATGTTTATCACCACGTACCCAAATGCCGAACAATTTATCAACTTTGAGTAATGGATTTTGGAGTTCAAACAGATAAGCATAAATTGACAACTGCCAACTCAAATACTCTTCGTCAAGATGCAGCGTAGTTTTGATGTCACCAAGACAGATTCTACCGGCTTTCTCCCAAACACAATCTATATTCGATGCAAAGTATTCGTTATCAGAGACGGTGTATTCATTGGCAAACGCCTTATATCCGGCATTTATCCTCATTCTGATGTAATTCTCTGCTTCAATACTTTCAGGCGGTAAACTTGTTGCATCAGCAAACTGGCATTGAGCATGAATAAGGCTACCCTTCTCAGCAGCTCTCTTCAACACAAAATCCGGGACATCTTTATATTTGTCAGGGAACAACTGCCGGCTAATCATACCGGTTATACCTTGCAACTGTTTGTCACCGAGCATATAAGTGTGGTTTTCCTCATTAAAAACCACACTGGATTTCACTAATTCTATCATTATTATCAATTTCTAGGAGGATACGTTTTCTGCATGTCAATAGTTATGTTTCTGAACTCCTTATTATTGTGAAGTTCAGGATGTTCAGCCCAAACTCTCTCAAGCTCTTCGCGGCTTTTAACACCAGTCATTTGTTTAATTGCACGATCCAGGTCTACACCAGTATATACTTTGCCCGAAGCGTTTGAAGCAGAAACATTGGGAGCATATACTTTTTCCTTCGTATTACCATAAGCAAAACGAACACGGTTTTTATTGTCCACAATAACAAGTAGAATAATCTCCTTTTGCTCGTTATAGCCAATCTCTTTCACACTGAATTTAGTATATAGAGCAGGAGAACCTGTTTTGCTCTGATATACTTCATTTTTCTCAAGTGGAACCCAAATGAAAGGACCCGTATAAAGTTCACGCCCAATTCCCCAGTTAAATCCTGCACGTTTAAAGGCGTCCGAAGCCTGCCCTTTCTCTTTTTCTGTGCTGGATTCTGTCCCAACATCCTGTTTACTCACCCATTCCTTCTTTTCATTATCCCAAATGGACAACGTACAGAATAGATTCCCATTAACGACATCATGGTGCCGTTTCCAGTTCATTTCTCCGAACACTTCATCAAGTATTCTCATGTCTACTCGAGCATCCTTGTATAATAGCAAGGAGCAGCCCGAACCGTCCGGTTTCATAGTACCAACTCTACATTCAATTTCAGAAGCTAGAAGCGGTCTAATAGAGTTTTTCTTCTTCTCTTCATTCTGAACCGTTGATACAGTGTTTTTTCTCGCTGTCATAATTCTAATTTAATGGTTTGACTTTTAGTTTATTACATCAGTAAAGTTATCGTAAAATGACAAGTTATGCAAACAGAAACTTCGCCATTTTAACGCCATTTTCAGGTAGTAAAAACTGCCTGTACGATATTGTACAGGCAGAAAAATAAGAAAATGAATAATCCAATGTACCTTATGGAACGGCTACGCTTGAAGGGTGTACGGCTCCCTGATTTATACATAATGTAAATGCTAGTGGACGGAACCGGAGTCGAACCGGTCTCACGGAATATTGGTGCACCTCACCGCAGTTTCAGCCAACGATATACATATCCGCCCGATTAATTAAAAAGGTGCACTATCTTCACAGACCATACACCCCAATCACAAACACAAAACAAAACTCATGAACTACTATAATTTAATAGGATCAGAAGGGTGAATGGCGTGGGGCTCGAACCCACATCACGCATACCTGCGTATGCTGCCAATTACACCAGCCATCCGTTTTAAGTGAACTATTCTCACGAACCATTCACCTAGAACACAAACACAAAATAAAACACGACATTAACTATTAAATAGCACTCTCACGAGCTTCTTGCTTCCGGATAGCCGTTCAAAGCACACCGGAATAGTATAGAACAATTAAAACTCAAATAACAGGGGCTTTAACCCTACAGCGTCCTTTTCGCTGGCAACATTAGTTAAACATAAAAAGAAAAATTCTCTGTGAAGAAACCCGGACTCGAACCGGGATGAGTTGTCATGCTCACTACATCTAAGGGCTGACACTCCCTATTGTTGAGTAGCGCGTCTGCCAATTCCGCCATTCCTTCAGGTCGTAGCCAGACGCTTCCGGCTACATTGATTGAATTGTTATTGATACAAACATAATTTTCCCCCTCACGGGTTACTTAACTCTGATTGAGTTGAGCCGGGAAACGGATTCGAACCGCTGACCTCATGTAGAAACATGCGCTCTAACCAACTGGGCTATCCCGGCAGATGCCCGGCGAACCGGGCTAAATAAACATGACAAATACTAAAATTAAGCAATGCAGACCTTCACAGGCTATCTTTATTTTGTTTCCTATCTTCGTAGTATCGAAAACAGATATAATTCACTGATACGACAGTCACCAATACAAAAGCAGCAATAAATTCTTTCTTGCTAACTTCAATGCTATCTACAAGATACAGTGTTGTCCATAAGGCAATGAACATCATGGCATACTGTATCACTTTAATCTTTTTCATTTCTTCCGTTTTTTAGATTTAACTTTCCTTCCCGCACATCGGCAATGAAGTAATACTTGAGCAGCATTACAATGCCACTTGCCGTTTTGGACATTAGTGGGCTTATCACTTTCAATCTTACCCGCTTCTATAAGATTCATCAATTTCTTTTCCCCACCTACATAATATGCAGACTTATCTTTTCCGAATGTCTCCGTAGACATCACACGAAGAATATTATCCAGTAATATTTCAGCCATTTCACCTCTAATAGTTTCCATAAGCTTTAATTACTTACTCAACTCGTGTGACCGTAACAATACCGCTGTTCCTATCAGACTTAATCCCCCATTTTTTATCAGGCTCCTTCTCTTTTAGCCTGTAAGAGGTTAGATTCAAAAGATACGCCCTTTTGGAAATGGGAAAGTCTTTTTTGTCATCAATCTCCATTTCACGGAGAATGCACATGATACTCTTTTCTTTTTCCATACTGATTAATTTAAAAATAAAAGCTCCCCCGAACCAATTCGATCGGCAGCATCACGCTTTATTCGGAGGATTTACTTAACTTTGGGGTGTAAAACTAAAAATTAAGTAATATGGAGAACTTCATTAAAGTACAGTTAACTGATGGCACAGAAGCCGTCATTAACAAATTAACCATCACTAAAATTATTGTCAACCAAAGAGGTACACTAACAATCCTTTTCAATGGATTAGGAAGCAACGGATTTCCTCAATCGCTTGAGATTAATTATCCACTGGATGGTATCATGGGGCTACTCAATGAGTAAGATAGTCCAATAACCGTTCCCAATCAGACTCATCGCCTGACCCACATTCATCTTTGAAATGAGTGACACACCACAATCGGATGCGCCACTCTTTCAAAGGTGCGTTAATTACAAAAGAGACTGCTTTTTGGTAATCTCCATCGGGTTGTATTTTCTTAACAACTCGCATCTTAATCATTCGGATTAAGTATTTACGGATAAACTTGGGTAATTTCATTATTGAGTTATTTTCAGAAAATCAGGAGCAATACCATAGAGCGGTGTTTTTCCATCCCATTTATCAATAAACTGCTTATACAGGATTTCTTTAGTCAACCCTTTCGATGTAATAAGAGCCTGTTCCGTTTTCAATCGTTCCAATTCATTTTGTTTCTTCTGCTCTTCAATTTTCTGATCGAGAACAGATATATTGGTATTTACTTCATTGCGACTATCAATCTTATCACGAACAGCTCTTGAAAACTCCAACTGTGCAGAAAAAGTAAGTAATTGTAATCCTCGTTTATCAAACTCTTTATCTACTATTTGCTCCAGTCTCTTTTCAAAAACTAACGAACCACCATCCGCCATCAGGCTATCAGTCTTATGTTTTCGGCTTTCCTCCTTAATAAGGTCATAAATACGAGGTTCCAAGATATTATCTTCCAACGATTGCATAAAGCCATCCTTTCCTGATGGAGTATCGGCTTTATCAATATGCTTGTTGTCAAATACAATATCAATAGCCCTATTTTTCATCACCTTATAGGAATAAGTCGGACGTGCTGTAAACTCCGTATTGTCAGCAGCCTTTAATGTTACTGGCTCTGCGAATTCTCCACGTTGGTCAAACAAAGGAACTTGAAATAGCTCCGTACCCCATTCCCATGTAGATACTTTGCCCGAAACTACCTTAAAATCATCTTTCCCCTGTTTACCGTAATTCTCCATGAGCACACCGGCATAATTAGGAGCAACTCTTTCACACGATGCAAATAAAATAATGGCAATCAATGCCAAAAACAGACAATCAATCTTTCTTCTCATTTTTCAGTGCTTTTATTAATTTATATGTGACAAAAAATATCGTGAACAAGATTACACCCACACCTATCCACGCATTTACATGATTAAATATTCTATTTCCAACAAATAGACCGATGATGAACATCACAATTAGAGTTATGTAATTCTTCATAATAATACGCTTAATATTAATTGATTAATAAATTTCCCCCGTTCCAAGATTATTCGCTAATAAAAAAGGAACGGGGGATTTTCTTATTTTTGTAGAACCAACTTAAAAAATAAGAAAATGAACAAATTTATTGAGATTACCGAAAACGGTAAACGCATCCTTATCAATCTAGGATGTGTTATTAAAATTGAGGACCATAGAAAACAATGTATCCTACATTTCATTGATGGAACACCGCCATTAACAATCACTCTTGCTTATGAGAGTTTGAAGTCGATTCTTCAGGATCCCAATCATTCAATCTATGGGTTATTCGTTTAATGGGAATGCCAAAGAAAGTTATCACCTTGTAGCTTTCAAATACTTTCACGCAATCCCTGATAGGTTTACCTCTTCCCCTATTGATGTCGCCTATCTCTCGAAAGGCGACATCTTTTATTTCAATTATTGCTTTCATATCTCTTTTTTATTGCATCCAACTTATCTGAAAATGCTTGTAAGGCATTCATTAATATCCGGAACATTCCGTATGTAAAAAAAGCACTTACCGCACCGAGAACAAATGAAGCTGTTCTTTCTTCAAAATCACTCAACGTAAATGTTGTAATAAAAAAGTAACACGAAGAAACAATAGAAGCGAGTAACATAAGCACCGCTCCTAATATTATTCCAACTATTACAAACTGGAAAAACCTTGTCATAACTCAATATTCTTTAATTAAACATTGAAGCGATGAGCGGATTCGAACCGCCGACCTCTGCTTGTGGTGCTCTTCCGTTAAGCTAAGAGTATTTCTTGAGAGACTCGAACTCTCAACCATCCACCACACACAGCGCTCTAACCAATTGAGCTACATCGCTCTTATATGTTATTCATTTTAATTCTATCTATATACTTACCGAAATCCTCTGCTATTCGGTTGCAGGGTAATTTTTGAACCTCGCTTTTATTGCTAACCACGGCTCTACACCGGTGTACCAAACCACCGTCTTACTACAGCCTAACTACCTACCCTCACGGGCTTCATATTCCTGCTACGTAAGCCATATATGTTCCACAATGTCAAAGAACTCTTCTCTGTTGTTCCCAGTCTCCCTTCAAGGGCAGGCTCAAAGACCGGACTGGGTACCGGATAACCGGCGGTTTGGTTTGACTTTAGTGAGGGTTATTTAGTTGCTTCATTTGTTATCGCTCGAAGAACAACAGAAGCAGCAGCCAGAGAATCTTTAACCTTTGCAAGTTTATCGGACTCACTTTGCCACCATTCTTTATACATATCAGTTGATTCTTTCTGTACTTTCACTTCATTCTTCAATGATTCATTTTCAGCACGTAGTTCCCCAATAATCATCTCATTCTCGAGAGCTTTCGCTTTTAATTTAGCCTCGTTAGTGGTACTTTTATCAAGATTCATAGACAGTTCTTCTACTTTCTCAATAAGCTGTTCTTTGGTAAATTTTTGTAGTTCCATAATTTAAATATTTATTGGTTATTAATCTCCTACATAATGTGCACTGTAATGTGTGCTATTTGAGTTGTAGTAAGCGGAAGTAGGTATATTAAGATTATTGTACCCCTCATGCCTTGTAGCTTTAGCCGCTTTACTCATTACCTCGTTTCTTTCTGATAAGAATTTATCCGTTCTTGCTTTCATGGCTTCATGTGAGAATTTTTCTTGGAGTTTAGCAAGTCTCCAGGTAGCTTTTAGAACCTCTCCGAAAGTTTTTCCCTGCTTCTTGCCTGAATACTTATAGGTTCTATGAGCATTTCTCATTATTTCGGATAAATCAAATCTTTTCATGTCTGTCACATTTATTTAGTTTCACATTTGTTTTATCAATCATTTTTTATACTTTTGGAGTATTGATTGATTGATGATGCAAATATAAACGTATTTACGTTAATTGCAAAACGCAAGACTTAATAACTGTCTCTTATACACATCTCCGAGCCCACGAGACAAGAGGCAATCTCGTATGCCGTCTTCTGCT